TTGAGGAAGATGAGGAGACTTCAGATGTGGAGTAAATATATATTACCTGCAAATCTTGTGATAACAGGTACGCCACTTTTCTTTGGGGGAGTGGCGTTGATCCATGACGATTGGATCGGGGTGCCGGTTATGTTAATCGGTTTGGCAATGTACATGACTAGCTACATGTTAGTGGTCAGAATAAAAACATTTGACATCTAATCAAATGGCGTTTAGACTGTCATTTCTTTAGTAGAAATTAACTCTGAGGAGAGTATAGCAATGAGTAAGTATGAAAACTTCGCAGGCATTCCTGCACTTCCAGTGGAACTTGATTTTGATCCGGTTCGTGAGCCAGCCAAGCGTGTTGCCAAAAACGGTGACGTGCAGGTCATCCCCGGTGTGTTCAACATCGTTAACCCTAACACTGACACAGTGATGACTGTGTCCAAATCGAAGCACAATCCTGTGAACTACAACCTGATGTGGCAGTCGTTCATGGACGGCATCATGGCTTCAGGTATCGACACATCCCAAGTCGAAGCCAAGTTTAATATCGCTGACAATGGACGGGCGTTCACTGCCGACATCATTATGAAGCGATTCAATTTTGAGCGCGTAGTGGGTGAGCCTGTGTTCATGCGCTTCCGCATCGCCGATTCACATGACACCACGTTCGTGCGTGACCTCATGTGTGGTCTGTGGAGACTGTGGTGCACCAATGGGTGTTCATCCATCGCTGAGAATCTACAAGTGCGTAACAAGCACACCCGGTTCTCTGATCCTGAGAAGTTGGGCGCGATTGTCGCTGAGTATCCTGCCCGCCTAGAGTCTGAGGCTGAACTGTACCCACTAATGATGGACACTAAGGTATCGCATGAACAGGCTATCGACTTCATGGAGCGTAACGTCGCTATGTATCGGACTAATGCCGGTAAGTGGAAGCTTAACAACAAAGCACTTGAAGAGTGCAACCGTGTGTGGGGCTTGTACAGCAAGATGGGTGATACCGGATATCGCCTGTACAATACGCTGACCCATATCGGGACGCACGTGGAAGGCCGTGATGGAACTAACATCACCCTGAAGCAAGCCCGTATGGAGCAAAAGGTTCAGGAGGTTGTTAGCCTTCCTGAGTTCAAGTCACTGGTGGGTCTCCCACTAGCGGCTTAATCACCCCGACTCAGGGTGGCAGAGTGGTTATGCGCCTGACTGCAAATCAGGTACACGCAGGTTCGATTCCTGTCCCTGAGTCCACTTTTATAATACTTAATAGAGGATATAGTAATGAATAGCGTTAAAATGTTTAGCCTAGATGAGGTTGTCAAGCGTCTTTCTGATCGTAATCTAAAGATAGTCTCTCAAAAATCTGGTGTTGCATATCAGACCCTGCGCCTCTTAGCGATTGGTAAAACTAAGAGGCCTAACTACATGGACATGGACAGACTTCGGGAATATTTTTCTGGTGCAGAAATTAGTTCATCCACGCAAGAGTAATTTTAAGAGTATCTATGGGGTGTTTAAATGTTTCAGGTAGGTAGGTATTACCTTATGTCTTTTACCCCCATAGATACTACCCAAAACAGCCTTAACGGAGATGTTTAATGACTGATTTACACGAAGCCGCTGAAGAGCTACGCAAAAAGCGCAGTGATACATCGCTGATGAATTTCATGCAAAATCACAGGGTGTCTGTAGTCTATCTGGGCGAAACCCGCAGATGGATTGCGAAGTCTAGCGACTCACTGCAAGAGGGTAGGGGAAATAGTTTGCGCTCCGCAATTATCGATTTAGAAAGGAGAATGTATGACAGAGGTTAACGGCACTATGATCAAGCACCTTGTGGATGCTTATCTAGGTTCCCGCGACTTTGAGCGTGTTTTAGCATCCCAAGACCAGTATCGCTACTGGTTGAGGGTGCTATGTGATACAGCATTTGTTGACCGTAGTGTCGGGCAGTTGAAGTATCGACAGCTAACGACACCACAGGCACAGATGATCTATGACACTCTATCAGATCGTGGGATTACATTCGCAAACCGGATCACCGGAGTCACCCGGAAGATGTTCAACTACGCCAAGAAGTATGGAATTGTAGATAATAATCCTTGGTCCAGTATTCAAACACTCACGCCTAAGCCGCGCAAAGTTATGTGGCAACCCCAAGACATACAAAGGTTCCTAAAAATCGCTTACAGCCGCTTTGAGACACGCTCAGTGGGTCTCATAGCCCAGATGGCATACGAATGGGCACAGCGTATTGGTGACATGCGTGTGCTGACATGGGACTCAATCGATTTCGAGAACAAAGTATTGAACTTGGAACAGTCCAAGCGTAGGGCGGTGGTGCACCTGCCGATATCGGATGATCTGATGTACATGCTTAATCAGCAAAACGGGGAATTCGATTGGCAACCCTACGTAGCACCTAATCTGAATTCTAAAGACGTGGATGGTTACAACCCATATAATATCTATAATATTTCACGTGTAGCTAAACGCATCCTGTCTGAGGCAGGATTGAATGAGGGGTTACGATTATCTGATCTTAGGCGTACTGCTACCACTGAAATGGTTGAGGCTGGGGTAGGCATTGTACAGATTATGCAGGTCACTGGTCATCAGTCGCCGCAGTCTGTTACTCCCTACATGAAAAATACCTTGACGGGGGCGACAAATGCGCTTACGCTCCGCTCTGCACACACGGCAGGTGCTACATCACAAAAGGACATAGAACATGTCGAAAGTAAGTGACTTTGTTGAATCATTAGATATTAGTGTAGGTGCAACCTACCGGGGCAACTGTCCTAAGTGTGGTGGTTACAAAACATTTACTGTGTCTAATAATGATGGGCATATCCTGTTCAACTGCTATAAACATAGCTGTAAAATACACGGTGTTTCCAAACGCAACTTAGATGTTTTTGCAATCAAAGACAGATTAAATAGTACGTACAATATTATGGATGACTATGAGCAGGCTGTGAACATAGAAATGCCTATGCCTGCGTTTTTGTCTATGGTTAAACCTAATACTGATAAGGTTAACTTGTTCATAACCACTTGGAACATTAATCCAGACGATGTTTATTACGACGTTAGACAGGATCGTATAGTGTTTCCCTTATTCCATAACGGAATAATGGTTGATGCTGTAGGCAGATCAGTATTCAGCAAAAAACAACCTAAATGGTTACGCTATGCCGCATCACCGATGCCGTACATGTATGGTGAAGGTGATATCATGGTGATAGTGGAAGACGCTATCAGTGCGTACACAGTCGGTAGGATGTTTCCCAATGTAGTTGGCGTTGCATTGTTAGGAACACAATTGACTAATTTTCACAAATGGTTTTTCAAAAAGTATTTTAGATACAATAAAATTATTGTAGCACTAGACCACGATGCATTTACAAAAAGTCTTTCTATAGCCAAAGAGTTACGTGCTGAATTATCTAAAGGTATAAGTGCTCTTAAATTAATGGAAGACTTAAAGTATTTACGCAGTTCTGATGTAGAAGCATTAAAGGAGATGTTATAAATGAAAAGTACACGATGGCCCCAAGCTAGAATTGATAAGCTGGTCGCTCTGTATAGAGACGGTGTAATATTAGATGATATTGCAGAGGCGCTTGACACTCCCGTGACGACTATTAAATCGCGGATAAGAGTCATACGCGAAGAATATAATTTACCATACCGTGATCCGAAAGAAGTTCAGCGCAAGGCAAGACCCAGAAATACTGTTACCAGTTGCGATAAAAGGTGGAGTGGGCCTATTCCATGTGGGCATTGGATGATTACCAAACCTTGGAAAAAGAATCATGGCTAAGCCAAAGTGCGATAAGTGTCATAGGGATGCCGTAGTTATCGAGCAGAATACGTTTTATTCCTGCGCACACTGTTGGTTGAAAAATAACGCCCGGAAAATAGGAAAAAAGCACAATGCAAAAAGTTTTTGAGTTTCTTAATCCGTCATACAATGCCTTACGTAATTCACCACCCGAATGGAAGTTTTTAGCTTCAGTAATATTAGCCACCTTCTGGTGCTTGGCATTTGGTATATTTACCGGAGAATTGCTGTTTATCGGGTATAGTATGATAGGTCACTACGCTTTACTATTTTGTGTGTTTTTGACGTGGAGTGTGTTTCGTCTCACACGAAAAATGTACGGACCCAATATCCCCAACAAAGTAAAATGGGATTTAGAAAAGGAGGCTTAATAATGAGTAAAGTTCCGTATGTCGAACGTGCCTATGGTGGCACGGGACTCACAGGTGAGTGCGCTTATCTGTGGTCATTGTTCCTAGCCAATGAGGCTGAGATGGCTAATGACATTGTCAATTACGATAAGTTTAAAGCTATGGCCGAACAGCTTGTACCTAAAACTGGTATGCCTGTGCCTGCTAGTGTGCATTACCCGGCTCTTGAAGAAGAGATTCGTAAGTACCACACTGCACGTGAATACCTCCATCCATCAAACTGCGCACAGGAGTAGGGTTACGTGATTTACCTTTATGATGTATACTACCACCAGAAGTTGGTCATTTGTAATGTTCGTGCGATAAGCGAGCAAGATGCGATTGATCAGGTTTACATGAGAGATCGTAACGCTTCAGCGTCTGCGTACACTGGAAGGGAAAGGTCAAACTATAGGGCAGTTAAGAAATGAAAGAAGAAGCATGGGAAATTGTAATAACAACAGAAGCTCCTCGCATCGGCTCTGGGTATCGACTTGTCAGGGCAAAGCACGGCAGAAAGTGGACATATATAACCACCTTGTGGGGTGACGGGCGCACAAAACTTTCTAAAAGCGAGTGGAACAAAATTAAAAAGCGACAGAAGCTTTGTATGAAAGAGGTGAATAAAGGTTTGCGCAGGGCAAATAAAAAGTTATGGCCTCGATCATGGCGGGGTAAATAATGGAGCTAGCAATCATTAAAAGTCTCCTCAGAAAAGAATTTTATGATGAGCATAAGGGGGCCAAGTGCCCCCACTCCTTATTTACTAAAGAAGTAAAAAAAATTAAGACAACGATTGACCAAGGAATGGCTAAGTACAATCGTGACCTTACAGTTGATGAGATCGAAGGCTTGTTCTTTGCCTCCGATCCCACGATTACAACGGCCCAAAAGCACGGGTACTCTGGCATATTCCAAAAGTTACGTAGCGAGGCACCTATCGGTGATGACGTAGCACAAGAAATATTAAGTAAACTTTTTCAACAATACCTTGGGGAAGAGATTGCAAATATAGGTTTTGATTATGTTAACGGCACACAGTCAACGCTGGAGCCGCTACGCAAACTGCTTGAGCAATATCGGGATGACTTTTTGCCCGATCTTAATATCGAGTGGGATGACTTAGAGATCGAAACATTATTGGAAAAAAACGATTTAGAGGCCCGTTGGCATTTTAATATACCTACACTTGCCATTCGCATAGAAGGTGTTAATGACGGTCACCTGATTGTTGTTGGAGCTAGACCTAACACTGGCAAGACCTCATTCCATGCAAGCATGATCGCGGGTCCAGATGGCTTTGCTCATCAGGGAGCGAAGTGTGTCGTGCTTTGTAATGAGGAAGGGACACACCGTGTGGGTGCAAGATATCTTACTGCCGCATCAGGTATGACGCTCAAAGAAATCAAAGCTAGCCCCCGCACTGCACAACAGCGGTGGGCAAAACTTAAAGATAATATAAAGATCAAAGATGCTACGGGGCGAGACATGGCATGGGTCGAGTCTGTGTGTAAAACTTACAGCCCAGACATTCTAGTGATTGACATGGGCGATAAGTTTGCTGGTGATCAATCCCATGAAGGATTAAAGAATTGTGCCATTCACGCCCGACAGATATCTAAAGAGTACGGATGTGCTTTATTTTATATGTCCCAGTTGTCTGCTGAAGCGGAAGGTAAAATTGTCCTCAATCAATCCATGATGGAGGGAAGTAAAACTGGTAAGGCATCTGAAGCTGATCTTATGTTATTGATTAGCAAGAATCCCCCTGTTGAGGGGCGCGAAGAGGATGACCTTCAAAGACACATTAATGTAGTCAAAAACAAGCTTACTGGATGGCACGGCTACATAACTTGCAAGTTAAATTATCAAGTAGGTAGATACGAAGTTTAAAGGATTAAAATGGCACACAGTAGAACTAAAGGACGGTACTACAAAGATAATCCAAGGGCGGTAAAAGCAAGAGACGCAAAAAGAATGTATGTAAGCGGAGTAGAAATTTCTAAACATAATCCTTTGCATACTCCCGGACGGTATGCCTCGTGGCAAGATGCGTGGAACAATAACGAATTAGATAGTAAAACCACCACCGGACATATTTATGCTATTGGAAACCCTGCTTGGCCCGGATGGATAAAAATAGGTAAAGCGGTAGATGCGTTAGACAGACTAAACGGATATCAAACTTCATCGCCGCATCGTGATTATTTTTTGATTCATAGTAAGTACGTTGAAAATAGAAGCGAAGCAGAGTCTATGGCGCATGAAACTTTAATTAACATGGGTTTTGAAAACAAAGGCGAGTGGTTCAAGGTTTCTTCAACGGCGGCTATAAATATTATAGATAATACAATTACAATTAATACACAGCAGGATTTATTTGATGAAGACAGTTCTTGATGTAGAAAACACTGTTACAAAACGTGATGGCAAACTGCACCTCGATCCTTACGAGCAAACAAACAGTTTGGTTATGATCGGTGTGCATGTTGAAGGCGAAGAGCCTAAGCATTATACGTTCGATCACGAAGAATATGATTGTAAATACGAGTACCGTAAAAAAGACTGTGATGAGATTCAGTCTATATTAGATAAAACAACATTGTTAATCGGACATAATATCAACCATGATTTGCTGTGGCTTTGGGAAACTGGGTTTAAATATAGCGGCGCAGTGTGGGATACCATGTTGGCTGAATATTTGTTGCAAAGGGCGCAGAAAGAACCACTGTCGCTTGAGGCTGTAGCAGAACGTAGAGATTTGTCTGTTAAGAAACAAGACACTCTTAAAAATTATATGAAGCAGGGCACAGCTATTAGTGCCATACCATACGAGGAACTCAAAGAGTATCTGTATGCAGATTTACAAACTACTTTTGAACTGTATTACGAACAGAGTCTTGATTATCGAGATGACGTGAATCGTATTCTAATGCCCGTGGTGGACCTGACAATGGAAACATGTATGGTCCTATCCCGAATCTATCAAAACGGTTTCACAGTCGATACAGAGGCTTTGGATGAGGTTCGTGTGCAGTTTGAGACAGAACGCGCCCAAATACAAAACGAATTGCAGTCTGTTGTAAGAGAATTAATGGGAGATACACCTATTAATCTTAATTCTCCTGAACAATTATCGTGGGTAGTCTATTCGCGTAAGCCAAAGAACAAAACTCAGTGGGCTATGGATGCTGATCCTTACATGAAAAATGATCAGTTCAAAAGACTGATTTCTAGTTCAACAATGCCTGTGCGTAAAACTGTGGCAAAACAATGCTCTGCCTGCAAAGGGAAAGGCACATATTATAAAAAGAAAAAAGATGGGTCTAATTTTAAAAAGCCTAGCAAGTGTGCTACATGTAATGGCGCAGGATATATTTTGAAACCCGTCAATGAATTAGCGGGGTTAAAATTTACTGCACCATCAGTTAAGTGGCACAGTGCTAATGGTTTTAGTACTAGTAAAAACAATTTGGAGTACTTAGAACGTGTCGCGAAATCAAAAGGTATGGATGAAGCAGTTAACTTTCTCTCCAAGATTCGTAGACTCAATGCTCTTGATACTTATCTTAGTAGTTTCGTGGATGGTATCAGGACTTACCTTAAACCAGATGGCAAGCTTCATGTTCGCCTTACTCAACACATGACAGCCACTGGCAGATTTTCTGGGCGTGATCCTAACATGCAGAACATGCCACGTGGCGGTACATTTCCCGTAAAAAAAGTTTTTGTGTCTCGTTGGAATGATGGCAAGATCATGGAAGCAGATTTTGCCCAACTAGAATTTAGAGTAGCAGGATTTCTGTCACAGGATAGTGTAGCAATTAAGGAAGTAACGGGGGGTTTTGATGTCCATGCGTACACCGCAAAAGTCATTTCGGAAGCGGGTCAAACAATTAGTAGGCAGGAGGCGAAGGCGCATACTTTCGCACCGCTATACGGAGCAACAGGATTCGGCAGAACAAAAGCCGAAGCGTCCTACTACGAACAATTCACAGATAAATACAAAGGAATCGGACAATGGCATCAAAGATTAGCTACAGAGGTGTTATCTCAAAGAAAAATAACTACCCCCAGCGGAAGACAATTTTCGTTTCCTCATGTCAAACGCCGAAAAAATGGCACCATAACGGATTTCACGGCGGTAAAGAACTACCCGGTGCAGTCGTTTGCAACTGCGGACATTGTCCCCGCTGTGCTGATCGAAATTTTTCACAGATTGAGTGATATGGAATCAATGTTAGTTAATTCTGTGCATGATTCTGTTGTAATAGATGTTCATCCCGACGAGGAAGATAAAGTCATAGCGTTGATCGATGACATCAATAACAATTTAAAATTAATAATAGATGATAGATTCGGTATCGATTTTAATGTGCCCCTTTTACTTGAGGCAAAAATTGGTGTAAACTGGCTGGATCAAAAGGAGGTCTGAAAATGACAAATCAAGTTGCAACCCTGAATACAGGGAACTTTGCAGAAATGGCTAAGGCTATGGGCATGTCGTCGGATATGGACGCAGACAGCAGAAGCAAGTCCTCGACTTTACCTCGTTTACGCATTTGGAATCAGCCCGTCATGGGACAAGTAGAAGTTAAGGGTAAGATGAAAAACATGGAGGTAATACCCGCAGGTATGTACCGTCTTCAGTTGCCCGATGATACACACATATACGCAGAGAGCGTTAAGCTTCGTGTGTTTGTACAGCGTTTTATGTATAAGCGTTATGATTCTAACAACAACATGTACATCAAAACATTGATGGCGGAAGATCTAAAAGGGGATCTAAAAGATAATACAGGATTGCTAAATTGCGGCAAACCTGCCGGGTACATCAAAGACTTTCAGGCTCTTCCTGAAGATACTAAGTCACTGATCAAGCAGATCAAACGTGTCCGCGTAATTTTGGGAGAGGCGGAGCTTGTCAATCCAGTGGATGGAGAAGGCAATGAAAAAACGGACATGGAGGTCCAACCTTTTATCTGGGAGATAGATAATAGAGATGCTTTTAAAACTATGGGTGAGCCATTCACTCAAATGGCGAAGCAACGCAGGCTACCTGTGCAACACTGGGTTACCTGTGGTTCGGAGGAACGGTCCATCCCTACTGGAGCTAAATTTTATCTGCCTGTTCCTAACGTCGATTTGACTACCTCTATTGATTTGACTGATGCAGATCAGACTAAATTTAGCGATTTTATCGAGTGGATTAACAATTACAATGAGTATATTGTTTCTGCTTGGAACGAAAAACGCACAGAAAAAATAGAGGCCGAAGATGAATCTTTGGTTGAAGACTTTATTGATATCGACGCGGATGGAGATGATTAATGAATGTCTCACATCCTGCTGAGATACAAATTCATAAGTATCTAGAGGATGTTCGCAAGGGTGAGAGTGGTATGTCGGATACCACAATCGCCCGGATTGTTAGGGACGTCGAGGAAGCTGTTAAGAAACAGTTTAATTCTAGCAAGCGCACATTTTCATTACGGATGTCGAATGTCGGTCGTCCCTCTTGTCAACTATGGTATGAAAAAAACGAACCTGAGTCTGGCATTGAACTACCTGCAAATTTCTTAATGAATATGATGCTTGGGGATATTGTCGAGGCTGTATTTAAAGGCATCCTGACAGAAGCCGGTGTTAAGTTTAGTGACGGGCACAAGAGCACATTAAAAGTAGGTAAGTATAAAGTAGATGGCACACACGATCTGGTATTAGATAATAAAGTAGACGATATTAAGTCTGCCTCACCGTGGTCTTACAAAAATAAGTTTAAAGATTACGCTACCCTCAAAGAGCATGATGCCTTTGGGTACATAGGTCAGCTTGCGGGATATGCCGCGGCGCTGTCTGTTGAGGCAGGTGGTTGGTGGGTTATCAATAAAGCCAACGGCGAGTTTAAGTACGTGTCTGCATGGGACATGATTGTTCCAAATGAACTAGATAAAATAGAAGATACAATTAACAAGCTTGAAAAAAATAACTTTGAGCGATGCTTCGTTCCCGTAAAGGAAACATTCCGAAGAAAAGAAACTGGAAATATGATTCTTTCTGAAGAGTGTAGTTGGTGTAAGTTTAGGCATAAGTGCTGGCCTACGCTACAAGAAATCCCCTCGTTGGTGTCGCAAGCAAAGGAGCCGCCTGTAATTCCTTACGTAGAAATTTCGGATGAGTATCAAACAGAGTAAGATCAGAAGGAATGCTATACGTCATGGGTATCGTTCCGGGTTAGAGCATGTAGTTCTCAAGTCTCTAAAGTCTAGAAAGTGTAGTGCTTTATACGAATGCATAAAGATAGAGTGGGAAGATTTACGTTATCGTAAGTACACTCCCGATTTTTTATTGCCTAATGGTATAATAATCGAGACCAAAGGAAGATTTACACCGGCAGATCGAATGAAACATTTAGCAATAAAAAAACAACATCCTAAGCTAGATATTCGTTTTGTATTTAATAATAGCAGGGCTAAGTTACGTAAGGGGGCTAAGAGTACATATGCGGATTGGTGCGAGAAGCATGGTTTTTTATACGCAGATGCTGATGTGCCTCAAGAATGGATTAACGAGAAACCAAAAAAACAGATACCGTCTGCCTTGGTTGCTTTTCCCTTTAAAAAAATTAGTAGGTAATACATGAAAGAAAATGCACAAACTTCTTTTGCTGTAGTGATTACACCCGACTTTGATGAAGAGGGTCGTTTTGAAGACACTATGGGTGTTCATATAGAGGAAGAGATTAATCATAATCTTACGGACGAACAGAAATTTAATATGCGCACTGTTTGTGGCATGTTAATGACTTGCATCCATTTAATAGAAACAGATCAAGATTTTTCTGAACATATTCAAACAACCTTTGCTTCTATGTTTGCAGATAACATAGATGAAATATTAGGTAAAGAAGAGGTTCCCAGTTTTACTCGCAGTGCAGATGGCAAAGTTATTACTTTGGAGTTTGGCACAAAGACACACGGGAGTGCATAATGGGGCTAGAAAAAATTCGATCTGAACTTACATCGGATTTAAACGCGATAATAGAAGACACAGTTGAAGATGAAATCTTTGATATGGTGACTAAGCCTAAGCACTATAATACCGGACAATTTGAAACGTATGATATTATTGTTGATGTGTTGGGTAAGTATGACGCTATTTCTTATTGCCGGGGTAATGTTTTAAAATACATGTTGCACCGTCTTTGGAATAAGGGAGATCCTATTGAGAACGCAAGGAAAGCACAGTGGTATCTTGAAAAAATGATAGAACTTATGAAGGATACAGAGGGAACTAACTGGTAATGAGTGTTGAAATAAAGGTTGACTTGCAGTTTGAAATAGATATAACTGAAGTTTCGCCTGAACATAGGAATGCAGATGGCCTTACAGAAATTGTCTCAGACATCCTCAATTCGTGTATGTATGACATTCCGGGTGCAGAACTCAAGAAATGTGAAATTTCTATTGAAGGACTTGATTAATGGGACAAATAAATTATCTGGGAATACAGGTAGATCTGGAAAGAGACGCTGAGTTATCAGAGCAAGCTATCTCATTGCTAAAAGATTATTACATGTTAGATAATGAAACATCTCCACAGCAAGCATTTGCACGTGCGGCTGTGGCTTACTGTGAGGGTGATTATGATTTTGCTCAACGCATTTATGATTACGCTAGCAACCGTTGGTTTATGTTTGCTAGTCCAGTTTTGTCTAATGCACCAAATGCCGACAGTCGCCCGAAAGGGCTTCCTATTAGTTGCTTTCTCACATATGTTGATGATACTTTGGATTCTCTTATTGAGCACAACTCTGAGGTAGCGTGGCTATCTGTCAAAGGGGGTGG